TAAACATGGTATTTTATAGACTATATTTTATATCAATATATTATATCGGATTTAATATTTTTTATCCACGAAATAGCATATTGTAGTTTTTAACTAATTGGCCAAAACAATTTTTAAGAATTTATATCCACAAAATTATATAGTTTATTATGAAATTTTTGCCGTATTTTTGCCGTCAAAAACAAAAAAGAGGGGTACCGCTATGGTACCCCTTTATTATTAGTCTAATTCAACAAGGCGTTTCAATTCGCCGTTTACGAACCACATTTCACAACGTACGTTGTTATGGTCTGTTAATGTTGCGGTATATAAACCGTCTTTCTTTGGGTTTACTTCTTCCGCGAACATATGAGTTTTGCCTTCAAATGTAAATGTTTTCATAATATTTCCTTTCCAACTGTCAACTAATAGTTTACTGTTGCAATCCGTGCAACTCGGAGATAATCGGATCACCTACCATTTCGCAAATGTATAAAGTGCGCTGGCCCCTTTGAAATGCTTACCGTCAAAATGCGCTAGGCCTTGAAAGTCGCCAGCTTGATAACCTACCGTTTCGTATATCTTACCAGTTTCCAGTACTGTAACGCCACCCATTACACGATGCACTTTGTTAAGATTAATCTTATATACATCAATCTTTTGTTCATCGGTATTTTCTACTACGGCCGTTCTATCGCTTTTTTCAATAGCTTCCTTTGGAATATTCGGCGATTTATCCTTAATAGAATTTTTCGTAACTACTGCCGCATCATGTAGCGTTGGCGCCTGTGTATAATACGTTACTACAGGCTGAGTATTTTCCTTATAGGAAATAACTTCTTTTGCTTCTTTTGTCGATACGTTAAGCGCTTCCCCTAATTTAACAGGGTTCTTCGCCACGGTCTGATTGATAATAACCGGTTCTTGTAGCTTTTTGGTATGCATTACGTTATAGGCGAATAGGCCAGCAACTACCACCAGTAGCATAAGCAATGCTACTGTGATAACTGGTAAATACGCCCTTATGAATTGCTTGATAGTATCCATACAATACCCCCGTTAGATAGGCCAATTCAATACTAAATCCGCATCAAATTCCTTGCCTTCAATGTTTTCAGTAAATGTATATTGCCACAAATTAGCGCCTTCATAATCGCATTGACTATTTAATTGTGCGCACCAAATAGCGCACCCGCCCAGCTGGCTAACGTCTAATACATTTACTAACCAGTCATAGCTAGCATATAGGCCGGTATTTACATATCCAGCTTGCCATAATTTATTGATGAATACACTGCATATATTGGTTAGTTGTTGGCCTGTTGGCATACCGCGTTCTGCCTTGTAATCGTCCGCATCTTCCATATCGAACCATACGCCCATAGGCAACTTATCCACAGTTAAGCCGGCATCACTTAATGTATTTAGTACAAATTCGGCTTCATCTGCTGCATGTTCTTCATTCATAGCATAGGAATAATGGTATACGCCAACCGCTAAACCGGCATTGATAGCGCCGTTAATATTGTTATAGAATTCACTATCTAAATTACCGCGGCCATAACCGATGCGAATGATCGCAAAATCAAACCCATTAGCCTTGACCGCGCCCCAATCAACTACGCCGTTATTTTCGCTTACGTCAATACCTCTCATGGTACCCCCTTATAATTTCACCTTGTTTTCAATTTTTGTTCGGATTAAATCTAAGAATTTACCTAACATAGCATTTCCGCCGTCGCGTAGGTTTTCCATGATAGATAGAAATTCACATGAACCCAGATATAACCATACTAACGAAACCGCGAATTGTCTTTGGCCGCTCATTTCATCGAATAATACGGCCGCCATTGTAGCTGCAATATACGTTAATACTTTAAACACAAAACCTTTTCGCATGTATCGGCTAGAAATTAAACCTTTTTCAAACGCCAACGGTATTGCGCGATATTTTTCCCATACGGCTATTTGGTCTTTATCATATCCGTATTCATCAATTAACATTTGATAGGCAATAGCAGCCCATTTAGTGAAAAGGTCGATGAATACCAATAAAATAAACACGCCCAAAATCTGGACGTGTTTAATTCCAATAAGCCATATTGCGACGGCTGCCGCACCACTTAATAACGCTTTCAATATAAAACTATCTGTTAAAGAGTTCCAACCCTCAACAAAAAACTTCAAAATAAACTCCATTATACGCCCCTTTATTTAACCTTACCTAAACCATAAACGCTGCGCGCTATATTGGCTTTTCTCATATTGATTTTGTCTAATTGTTCCCTCTTTTGTTCGCCGCTCATGCGTTCATTATTAATGATCGCTTTAGATGTTTTGTTTAAACCTTTTAGGCTATCACTTGCATTTTTGAGTTTTGCGAATTCTTTGGCATCGTATCCGTCTGGCCGTTGCCCCGTTAGTTTGAATTCATTATGTAGTTTTTCTTGTTCCTTATAATCATCATATACACGTTGTACGCTATTCGATGATTGATAAGGTGCCGCCGTGAACCCTCTTAACCCCGGCGCTTCGTACCATTTTTTAGATGCGTTATTTTCTTTTGCACCAGTAGCCGCATCAATGCCGCTTAAACCTAAACCAGCAAGGCCGCCGCCGTACCCTCTAATAGTATTGTCTACTATATACGGCGAAACGTTGATTTTATCGCCTACAAATTTTGCAACTTCGCTTGTATTAGCGCCGTACTGTAGGCGTGCCGGTAAATTTTCTTGAGATTGTGGAATAATATTTCGTTGTCTGAATAAAGAGTAATTCGTCATAGCTTCAACAACCGGTATCATAGCCGTAGGCATAAAACTAGGTGCAAGGCTATCTATTACTCTATCACCGAACCCCTTAAAACCTACGCTTTTACGGTTGTTTTTTGCATCGTCAAAATACTGTAGCATACGTTCAAACGATGTACCGAATAATACGCCAGCTTCAAATGGCTTAGGAACACGATACATATTTTCCTTGCCCGGAATTATCCAGAATGTATCTTTTTCCCATTGTGGAAGCTCTTGGTATCGTTCATCATCTTTATTCATGTACCATAGCAAGATACTTGGTAACGTGATATATAGCATAGTTTTAACAGTCATACCGCGCGGGTCTTCTTTAAAAGCACGGGCCATTTTGTCGGCGCCTTGAATTGTAGCATTAAAAAAGGCTATTACTTGATTTGCTTTTTTAGTATGCGAACCCCTACGGCTGAAATCTAGCGTTATATCACGGCTTTCAAGCGCCGCTTCTCTTGCAGTTAAAGGCTTTCTATCTTTACCGAATAGGCGATTACCAACCCCAGTATAACCCTTTCGCGCATTATCAAATTCCGCCAATCGTGTTGCCATTTCTGTTGCTTCACTCATGGCGCGTAATACTTCAATAGGGTTTTTAATTAACTTAGTAGCCTTACTTTCACGGCTCATAATATCTCGTAATTGGCCGCCTAAATAGTCGCGATCTAACGAAACCATTGCCGCGTGTGCTGCGCCAGATTTCATATATTCCCAATATAAATCACCTTTTTTAAGGAATAGCGATAACCCTTTAAAAGTATCAAGAACAGGAATAAAACCATGTTTGGAATAAATAGATGCGCCTATCATATCACGTACAGGGTTTCGCAAGATAAATTCTGGTGATAATGTAGCACCAGCGCGTAACCAGTTGGCCGGATATGATAAGATTTTTGCAACCATGTTTGATTGGTCTTTATCTAACATGCGCATCGTTTGAATAAGTTCCGGCGTTGTTTCATATGTTACTTTTTCGCCGTTTTCCCAAACGTTAAATGTATTATCTGTTGCCGCTTTGTTACCGTTTACACGTTCCACTATTTGCCCTACGCCGTTTTTATCGGCAAGTTTTGCAAATGTACGCCCAACGTGATTACGTTCTACTGCGTTATAGAATTGGAACGTATTCTTTACGATGCTTTCCAACGGATCTATAATATCGCGCGTACTACCTTTAAAGCGTTTGACCGGACTTGATACATCAACAAAACCCTTTCCGCCAGATAAGAATGATTGCATGCCAGCATCTGACATATCGCGGAAAAATGGAATATAATGCGGGTACATTTTGCGCATTGTATGATATGCCTTAGCCGTTAGCATGCCTTCTTTAACTAACATTTGCAACATGTAATCTTGGTATTTATATATTGCAGCTGCCGCCTTTTGAAAACGTTCATTTCCGGCGTGCTTACCTAATACGGCAGCATCTTCGGTATAATCAAACGTTGCTTTTTGTTTGTTCTTGTGTAGGTCTAAATCGTGCAAGGCTACAAGATATGCGGAGAATTCCTTATGTTCCTTTTCGCCTATTCCTTTCAAGATATCTTTTAACGATTTGATGCCATGTTCCGGCGCGCCGTGTTCAATAAGTGTTTCAGCTTTACCAACCCAGCCACGTGCTAACCACGCTTGCATATAAGGATTATCATCAAAGGCAATTTTTTCGCCGGTTTGGCGTTCTACTTCTTCAACTAAATCCTTCAACGGGTTCAATTCGTCAACAACTTTAGTATATATATCATTTAATGCTTTTTTGATTACGTCTTTAGCTTCGCCACGTTTAACCGCATCAATAGCTTGGCTAACTTTTCCCTTACTTTCAAACGAAATACTACCTTTGATACGTTCCGCCCCGCCTTGACGGTGCCATTCATGAACCAGCTTCGATAATTTATTGGTTATACCGTTCAATTCCGGTTCTTTTGCGATTGCTTTCGTAAAGTGATTATAGAATTCCGGAAATTCCCGTTTCGCTTTCGCGCGATCACTTACATAATCTTTGAAAAATTCCGCGTAACCTTCGCCACGTATTCCGTCCATGCCTAACTTATTGTACGCTTTACCGAACCGGTCTTGAATAACGCCGTTAAATTCGGTATTGAACCGTGCATCTTTACTGAAACCAAAATAATTATCTACATAATGTCCTAATTCGTGCATGATAACTGGAATTTCGCCATAATTACCGCTACGAATTACATCGGTTTTAGTGTTATACCAACCGCGTACATTATCACGGCCCAAACGGCCACTTTTAACACGTTGATTAAATAAGTTATTAACCGCATCAAGAATTTCCTTACGTGTAACGCTTCGGCCTAACCGCTCTACTTCATCAATGCCAGTATGTGGCGCATCATTACCCCTTACGCTATATTGTAGCGGTTCCGTAGGTCTAACGCCTTTACTTTCTAAATAACGATTTGCCATTGCTTCGTTGCCGTCAAAGGCTTTTACCATGGCTTCGTGTACTTGCTCATGCGTTGCATTGTCTAATAGCTGGCTAGGTTGCTGCGCGTATTTGCTCACGCCACCTTCTGCCGGTTCTGCTTGCATCAACTTCAATTCTTGCGTATCTGCAATTAGTTCGGCAGCACGATCACGGCGAACCGTTTCCATGTATTCGTTGTTCAATCGTTCAACTGGTACATCTAGGCTTTCAGATAATCGAACCTTAACCGCATCAAGTTCCGTTTTTGGAATATCCGGCTTTGTTGCCTTGTTTAAATCCTTCAATAATTCCGTGTTAGAATTTACTTTATTTTCTAATTCGGTATATCGTGGCTCAGATGCATCATTTTTTAATTCGTTTATGATAGTTTCTTTTGCTTTTTGCGGTAAATCGTCAAGTGCATTTCGTAAACTTTCGTTTGGTGCATCTTCTTCATACCTAAATTGAGTATTTGCATCGTTTTCAAATGCTTTTTCTTCAATTTTAGGTTTTTCACCCTCTACAAAGTCAGTATTTATGCGGTCTTTCGGTTGAAATTCATTTATTTCGCTTGTACGGGGAGTTTCGCCTTCGCCTTGATAGTTTATACCTAAATCTTCGTTTTTAACCTGTTTTTTATCGGTATTTTCTACAAAACTGTTTAAATCGGTATGTGGTTCTTCACCGCTTACTGGTTTTTCGTTTTCTATAAACTCATCTTTGAATGGTTGCTCATAGCTTCGATAATTAGGGTCTAGCGTACTATCTTTAAAAGATGTATTATCACGTGGCCTATTTTCATATTTACCATAGTTGCCGTCGAATGTTTCTTTAGCAATTTGCGCCCGCACATCATCATGTGCAACTGCTGGGTCTGGTCTTTCATAATTTTTTCGTATGATAACGGCCATTTCTTCCGGTGTTGCATCTGGTCTTGCGCGCATTGCTTCAAGTGCAGCACTTTCGGTATTATGTAATTCCCATACGCTGAAATCAACTTGTGTTCTCCAATCCCACGGATCTAACCCACGACTTTCCGCAAATTTCAATAAACCTTTTTCGCCGTTCAATCTATCGCCAGTAAATTGAACCAAACCACGGGAACCGTAACCGTCGCCACTTGTAACAGTTGTGCTAAAACTACTTTCGGCGCCAATATTACCAGTCATGGCAGCCGCTTCAACGTCGCTTAAACCATTCTGACGATATCGGTTATATATATCCGCTTGGATATTACCGGTTTCACCTTCCATAGGTTGACCGCTTAAACCGCCTTCGGAGTATTCGCGCGGTTCTACTGCGTTACTTGGTTCATCTGGTACTGGTACGTCGTCAAACGCATTATACATAACGCCTTCTTCAAGTTTTGGCGCATCTTTTGTGAAACGTTCGCCAATATCTTCAAAGGCATTAGATGCTTTTTCTTTGATGTGTTCCGCTGCACGTCCTACACGTTCACCGATTGCACCACTTACCTTCTTAGGTGTTGCCCCGTGTATCATGGCAGCCGGTAAAAATACGTCGCCCCATAAGTTAGTAGGGTTCATGGCTATATTTTTAGCAAATTCCCCCGGGTCGTCAATCAAGCGTTCTACTGGCTCGGCCACAGGGGCTACTAAAAGATTTTTCGCCGTGGCTACATATTTATTCCCTAAAACCCCTTCTGGTGCCGTTCCGTCGTTTTCTGCGGTTGCGTTAGCGTTATACATATCAATCGTATCACTTGCAATCGTAGGCGCTGCAAGTACGCCAGCAGCTATTCGCACCGGTGGTGGAACATACGGCGTAATTGCTAGATATCCGGCCGGTTTACCAACTGCGGCGTTATAGGTTTCTACGTGCGCTTTACCTAACCCCGGCGTAGCGTATTCGTCGATAAACTCCCCGTTATCATCAAATTTAGAAAAGTGGCCGCCATTAGCATCAATCGCATTGGCAGCACTTTTAGAATATTCATTACCTAGATTGTTTGCTTTGTTTACTACATCATCTTTCCAGTTGGTTAACGTATTACCTACATTGTCGTTAATTTCTTTGCCGGTTTTATCAATCCATTCAATATTGTTTTTAACGCCATTAGCAACATATTCGGCATTATTTTTAACGCTATCCCAAAATGTAGGCTTGGGCGCGTTGCCTACATCATAACCGTATTCGGTTGTAATATCTTCAAAGGCGTTGTTATTTCCAACTGCCTTGCCATATTGGCCTGTAATATCATCAAACGCACCCATAGTCTACCCCTTTATATTTAATAAGACTTTAACCACGATTTATATTGACCGTATCCGGCCGCATCAAGTTCCGCTGCTATCTGATCATCGCTCCAGCCTTGCGCTGAAAGTTCATTCATTCGCTTGGAAATTGCTGCTTGTTCTTCGCTTGAATAAGTAGGTTGCCGTTTAACTGTTGGCGTTCCAGCAGCACCACCACCGCCAGCAGTAGGCGCACCACTTAACGCGCTTTGTAACTGCCCGTAATAAGGGCTTTCAGTTTCTGCCTTGTCTGGGTTAGCTTTAACCCATGCGGTATGCTGCGCTGATAACGTACGCAATACTTGCGCGTTATATCCACTAGTGCCGGACTGTGTAGCCGTTGCCGGTTTAACATGCGTACCTACATATTTCATGCTGCCGTCTGTGCCAACAATATACGTTTTACCGTCTGGCATAACTTTAATGTTTTTCGCCCCGAAATTACCGATATTTTTCATTTGACCGTCCGGAGTCATTACGATAACTTGACCGTTCGCGAATTGTTTAGTTTCAACCTTGCCATAACCGCCCATATCTTGAATAGTACCGTCGCCCATGTTGTAACGTACAATATGGCCGTTTTGCGCACTACTAAATTTGTAATCCGGTTTATCAAGTGCCGCAATGCTATTCAAGTTATTCATGTCAATAGTACCAGCGCCAACTTTACCGGCTAGATAGTTATATCTTGCAACGGCTGGCGCCAACCCTTTAACCCGTTTTGTGTTATAGGTATCTACAACTGGGTTGCCGTCTTTATCCTGTGTAAATACAAGATTGTTCATGATTTGCTGGCGCATTGGTTCAAGCACTTTTTCTTGATATTCGTTGACTTGTTGCATATACATATTGTTAACGTCAGTTTGGTATTGTTCGCTGGCTAAACCTTGCGCGGTCTTAAAATCAAAACCGGCTTTAACTAGGGCCAACGTATTGGCCCCTAGTTGTTTTCTTGCTTCGCTTGTTACGCTTGCTTTATCTGGTATAGAGTATTGGCCCGGCGCTTTATCCGCTTCGGCGTTACCATTTACGGCCGAATTGGGCGCCCCATGAAAAGGTACGTTCGCCCGTTGTTGCATCATTTCTTGATATGATTGCGGTACCCCTGTATTAATACCAGTATTATTTAGATTTTGAAAATTCCATAACCCCGTGTTTTGTTGCGGTTGTGCTGGCGCCGCTGGCATTTGTGGTGCTTGCGCCGTCTGTGCTTGCAACTGCTTTTGTAACGTAGGACTTGGCTCATTCATATAAGCGTTAAAGCGCTGATCAGTAACAGGGTTAGCCGGTGCATCTGTGTTAGCTTGCATCGGTTGTGCTGGTGCGGCTGGATTTTGACCGCCCCATAATCCGATATTATTCTTTTGCATCAAGTTATTGGCAAATGTGTTATTGGAATTAGATAATAACTGGTTGATTTGACCGGTGCTATTAGGTTGTTGCATACCCATTCCCGCCATACGGTTATTATTATCCATAACTTGTAGCGCGTTCGGGTCTTGTTCCCCGCCAGCGCCACCACCGCCACCGCCTAGCATTGCTTGATAACCTTTAGCCATTTTATTATTCTGTAATGCACCTAAACGATGTGAGAAATATTGACCGGCTAATTCGCCCAATGCCGCCCATGGTTCAAAATCTTTTACGTAGATAACGCCCATTGTGTTATTCCTCTACTTTCTTATTATCTTCGGTTGCTGCTTCTTCGGTTGCTGCTTCTTCGGTTGCTTCGTCTACAGTTTCATCTTTCTTGCTGGATTTTTTAGTTGTTTTTTTAGCTGGCTTTTCTTCCGGTGCTTCTTCTGGCGCTTCTGCTGCTGCATCTGCAATAGCCTTCAATTCATCTTCATTGATGCCTTCGGCCATAATACCGTTAGCATAGAATAAATTATCGCCAGTACATTGCAATTCGTATACGTGTTCAGTATTGCCAGTTGCTTCGCTTAATGTTACCGGTTCATAAGCGTTAACCGTCATAATAACTTCGCCAACTACCAATTCACTAACTAATTTTAAACCTTCCGGAGTCAATACCTTTTCTGTGCCTGTGGTTGTTACGCCAAAGGATACAGTTTCAAGGCGATGTGTTTCTTTTTCGCCCATATCATGCAATGCAATCACATCATTAACCGCACCCAACGTGATAACAGTATCACCATTTACAAACGTTTCAATAACCTTGCCACCTTCTGGTGTTGCAATTTCAGTACCCGCTACAAAACAAAAACCTTTCATAAGTCCTCCAAAGAAACCGCCGGAACCTTGCTTAACCATTGTTTGTGCCGGTTGCGCAAGTCCATAACGTAATGACATAAATCTGTTAAGTAAATCTTCTTGATCCGCGTTATTCAACTGACTCATAGAGTAGTAATCTTTGGCCGGTTGAATTGCCGCGCTTTGTGTTGTTGCGCCTGTATTAATAGGGTTTTGCGCTAACCCTTCGCGCTGACCTACTAGGCCGGCAGCAGTACCAGCATTATTCATTTGATTTGCATAACCTTGGTTCATTAGATTTGCTTGATTAATGATGCCGTTTTGTAGGTTATTATAGGTATTACCCCAAAGGCCCATTTTAGCACCGATACCGCTTAAATTATTATTAAGCGCTTGCGTATTAAGTGCTGCCGCTTGGCCTAAATCATTTGAATATTGCGCCGCAAGTGTGTTCGATGCGTTCTTGCTAATATCATTTAATGCATTGTCTGTAATAGATGAATTAACAATACCGCGACTTGCTAGGTTAGAAACTGCATTGCCTACAGTTGCCTGTAAATCATTGTTCAATGCTTGCCGTCTAGCATCTGCATAGCCTGTAGGTAGTTGGCCGTTTGTGATGCTATCCATAGCATTTTGATTTTGTAATAATGCGCCGTTGTATTCGTTGGCTAATTGGCTTGCGCCGTTGTTCATTGTATCAACGCTTGCCGCTAACTGATTTGCATACCGCGTGTTATCCGTCAAATTCTTGGCCCCAGCCGTAGAAATTTGATTTTGTAACGCGCCTATTGCGTTCTGGTTAGCTTTGTTACTGTCTAAATAAGCATTATACATGTTGCCATATTGCGGAGTAATAACATTGCTTAAAGCCGCATCACCCATACCTTGCAAGGTGTTGGCGCTTCGATTGGTGTTATTAATCCAATCCATTTGGCCTTGTAATAGTTGCTTTTCGTCGGCCGTTGCCGTAGGTAGTTTGGCATCAATGCTGCTTACCTTCGACTTTTTACCGCCGCCGCCAAATAATTGCAAGTCAAATTTAAACATGCTTTTCCTTTCTACAAAGTATCTTCAAGGTGTTTTCGCACCGTTTTCAGCACTTTGTAATTAAACCCATTATAGGTATAGTCCATAGTTGGAACGCGTTCCATGTTCCACTTTTTAATGAAACCGCGCACGCTTCGATGTGTTGCCGTTACAATTACATCAAGATCATTCATTTTCATAACTTCCACGATGTACTTGCCTATTACTTTCATATCGCCGTATGTTTGCCAGATAGTAAAATATCTTTCGCCGTCATGTTCGTTGATAGTCCAGAATAAGAACCCAGCATTAGGGAACCATTTGAAATAGTAATTGTATTTGTCTTTGTAGTTATTATTTTCATCGAAATAAAAACCTTCAAGACTAACACGTTCACCCGTGCGCCGTTCATAGTCTTTAATCATGCTTTCAAGGCTTTCAAGCTGCATTGTTAATCTCCTATTCGTTCTATGCTGAATTTATTGCGATTGCTTCCGGCTTGTAATTGCCTGTCATAATATCCGCTAATAGTCAGTTTTAAACGCTGATTTCCATACCCTTGACCGATAATATTCATTACTATTTCAAGGTTTCTATTATCATTAATGCGTATTTCTCGACTATCTCGCGTGCTTCCGTCTATGGTGATACGATAATTTCCACTTGGGAAAAATACCGTGTTACGCCATTCTGAGCGATCACTTGCCGGTCTATCTACATAAATATTATTAAATGCAGCCGGATTATACTGTACAGAATACGTGCGCCCGTTTTTAATAACTTTTAACGGCGTGTTATCGTCTCCAATACGTGCGTATAATTCGCTTCCATTAAATGGAACCTTAATATTTTGGCCGTTTGTTAATGCTGCATCTGTAGTTAATCCGAACCGGTATGTATGGCCATTATATTCTAGTACTAAATTAGGCATATTATTCCACCTTCAACCTTGCACCATTAGGGAATAACAATGTATTGTTATTTTCAAACGTTGCTATACGTTGCCATTCATTCATGCCTTTAGTATTTGTATCAAAACGAATAAATGCAGCGTTACTGTTGGCAAAATAAAGCTGAGTACCTAATATACGGTCTTGGTTTGTATTCCACGGAAACATGGCCCCAATACCCCAATATGCAGTACCCCATATACGGTAGTTATTTAATTCACCGAACGTGAAACCGCTATAACCAGCCTTATTATTGGCAAGATAATCTAAATCTATTGAGTCATTGGAAAGGCCCGGAACCTTTAACGTACCAGTCATGGTATCGCCGGCCTTTTTAACGCACGTCGCAACGTTGGCCGCATTATCGGCGGTTGTTGCATGTGTAGCCGTATCCGCACGAACCGCATGCGTCGCTTCGGCTACTGTATCCGTTCTGCGATAATATGCACTATTCAATCCGTTTACTGTATCCGTGATAGTTTTAAGTGTACGGCTTGGGTTATTCGTGAAACTAGCATCGCCAGCAATCTTTTTAATAGCTTCCGCCATTTGATTGAGAATATCTGTTAATGCATACGCTTTACCGTCAACCGTACGTGTGCCAATTACGGCATCTGTTGCAGTGTTTACATTTGGATCATAATACTTGATTGACTTTACACGCGTTGCATCTGTAACGGCAATCGCTACCACTACGCGCAATATTTCTTTCCAGTACGTGCCAGTATACACATACATTTTTTCATTTGTAGTGTTGTAGTACATTTTATCCGTTGCCGCTGCTGGTGCATTTGGCTGGCGCATCGGTTCAAGCGTTGTACTGCCATAAGTTAGGCCACCAGATGCGGAGCGCTCAACGTATAGATACGACGTATTATTGGCCGGTAAACTCCATGCGCTTTGTTTACGGTTAATCGTTTGTGTATAATCAACCGCGCCGTAATCGTTGAAACCGTCGGCGAATGATAACAATACAGGCGTTTGACTGCCGTCAATCATTACGCTTAGGTTATCACCGGTTAAGAATGAGAATTCACCATTGCTTACTTTACCACTCAATACGCGATTACGTAGGCCACCAGTACCACCGCCGCCACCAGTACCACCACCGCCACCGGCTTTTAGTTCCATTTGCTGCGCAACGTTCAATAATTCATCGCGGTTTTTCTTGATACTATCTTGTACAGTATCGCCCTGTGGCGTGATATCCAAAGGGTATTTTTCTTTATATGCCATGTTTAAACCTCTTCATACGTATAATCTAACTGGCGTAACGAAATAGCGCCCTTTTGAACATTGATTTTGAATTGTACATTACGATTTGCACCGCCGCCAATCTTATACGCTTTCGTGTATTCATTAACATTCATTAATGTTTTGGCCGCGTATAGCTTTTCATTCGCATAGTATGTTTTGGTTGCCTTGCTTGAAAAGTTAATTGGCTTAGGTTTCTTATTTGAGATGCCAATAGTACCATGACCGGGAATAAGATTATGCGTTACAAAATTATAGTTCATAATCAGCACAAATTGACGTGTTGCCAGTCTGTTGCCGCTGATTATTGATGTTTGAATTTGTACCGCATCATCTGTATCTATCGTTTCATCAAGAATACCAATTTTATTGCCGTAGGCTATGTATACTTCTTTATCCACATTCACCGCCGCATTGATGCTATGCGTGAATTTTCTTGATGTGAAAACGCCCCTTCCGTCCTCATATCGTGGCAAGTAGTGATATATAAATACCGTTTCGCCGTTATATGGTTTAATCCAGATTTGTTTACGACTGGATATGTGCCATACTTCGCAATCTTTTGTAATGTACTTCAATAGATAAGAGTTGATATTCAAGCCAGTTTCAAACGGTTGTATTTCTGCATAGGTATTTGTAGGCATGAAAGACATGAACCCTTGATTGCCTAAATAATAGCTACGATCATCAACGCTTACCGTTGCACCGCTACAATAACCGGTAGAGGATAACGGATACACAGTTAAATTCTGTGCATCTGGCGTGCCAATTACTTGATACACGCGCCCGTATTCTTTGTATACGATAATTGCACGTGATAAGAAATCAACTGCAATAATGCTGCCTTGGTCTTTATAGCCAACGTCCACATATTGCGCACTAGATGCATCATTTGAGTTATGAGTCCATGCGTTGTAGTCGCCAACTGCTGACCAATTCAACCGATGCGAATGAGTCGATGCAATCAGTACACGCCCTGAATGGCTTGATACTATATCACATGCCGGACTTTCAATAGTGGTTAACTTACCACTACCGGAAATGGCTTGTAATTTATCACCGCTGGCTATGAGAATATCACCGCCAAACGCATGATATTTCGGCCGTTCGGTACCATTTAATGTGCCTAACAGTTTATTACTGCTAAAATCTGTTTCATACAAATTTCGGCCACTAGAAAAGTACCACTTATTACGGTACACATCATGATATAGCGTTTCTACTGGTAGTCCAAAATCATACAATATACGAATACCCGGAACAGTACGTAGTGCATTATCTGTTCTATCGAATTCGCATTGTTGCGCCTGTGTTAGCGCTTGCACGTCGATATTTTCCGGCGGGTTGCTCCAATCAAGGCCCAGCCGGAACCCGTTTGTAGTTGCCACCTGTTTAACGCCCATTATGCTATACCCCTTGCCGCCTTAATCTGTTCCGTTATGTAGTCAATGAATTGTTTATCATATGCAGCGTAATCCGTCATAAGCGATTTCTTTTTAACCATAAAAGATATAAGCTGCACTAAATACTGGTGAAAAAATTCAGAAAACGGAATAGTATCGTCCATTTCGTCAACGTGATTTTTCCGTACGCTATAAAACACTTGATTGACCGTTTCCCCGTCATAGGTTTCAAATGTTCCGTTTATGATGCGGATAGGATAACCGCTCTTAGGAACGAACCCCATAAAATCGGACGGAACCGCTTTCAAATTCGGTATATCGGTATTCTTAACTACTTCGCGGTCTTTAATGCTAACTAGAATAGTAGTTAGCCAGTCAATAGCTGCGTTAATGTATTGGATATATTCCAACTGTTCATCTAATATTTCGTTAGACTCTACATTAACCAGCGTAATCAATTCGCTTACTACCATAATTCCAGTACCCTTCCGCTATTACGCTTTCATTATTGCCTAATCCGTCATTAATGGATTGCAACGCATTAACCATATTTGCCGTTACACCAGATATATCAAGGTTCATAACCCTATATACGATGTAATCAACAAGTAATGTTTCTAATTCTGCCGGTAGTCCGCTTTCGTCGTCCAGCTTCTTATAGCCAGCAGTCATTATATAATCAACGGTTATTTTCTGCTCATGATCTGCATCAAATACTATCGTTTGTAAATTCAATACATGATAGGCCTGTACGTCCGCATCATCGGCTTTTACATTTAACACGCTGATACATTGACCGGGTAGAGTAATCCGTCCGGTGCCGTTATCTTCGTGCGTTGCCTGTGCCAAACTAGGGCAGTACTGACCGATAAGGGCATTTAATAGGTGATTGCCTTCGTTGTAATACTCCAGTAAATGATACGGTGTATATTGTTCCTGTGGTGTATCGCCTATTTGCATGAACGCCCTATTGATAACTTGTTTTACGTTCATATTCACCCCATATAAGAATAAAGGCGGGTATTACCCCGCCCATAATTCAAAAATTAGATTTCTACAACGCCACCAGTTAATACTTGAATAGATCCGTAGTCTTTATTATTGAATTTTGTTTTTTTAACTTCGCCATAGAACGCGATACCATTACCAGCAATGTTGCCGTAGTCGTCTGTTTGTTCAATGTGTTTAGCTGGTCTTGCAACTGCGAAACATGCGGCTTGTTTACCCAATAATAAGTTATGGCATACATTCGCACTAGATGCGCCTGTATTATCGCATAATACGCGTTCATATTCGTAAAGAATAACGCCGTCGTATTCGCCTAATGCGCCTGTAAAGATAGGGTTTTTAGAACCGCGAACATTTGCGTTTTGTTGTGCTGCCAACCATTTTGGATCATCTTTCAAATCACGTGCCGCCCATGGGTGAACAAGCATGATGTATTTATCCATGCCGTCAACTTTAATCGGTTGCACTTTTGGTGCATGCATCATTGCTTTACGTTTAGCGCGGGAAATAATAGTTGTTGTTAATTTATCATTTGCCGTAATGCTGGCATATGTACCGGCAGCACTTGCAGCTACCGACTCTTTAGAAGATGAAGGCATTGAACATAATTCACTCATCAATTTATTATCCAACCAATCAGCAAGCCATTGTTTCAATGCGCCTTTAATTTCTTTCAACATATCATATTGTGTTTTTTGGTCGTCCGCTTCAAAGCGAGATACCGCATTACGGATTAATTTAGTCTGTACTGTGAAATCATAAATGTTCAATGTATCTTCGGCGCCAGATAATTTTTGATTACCTTCAACGCCCGGCCCGTTTAAATTCATCATCAAGCCGAATACTACGCTATCACCTTTAACATTTGTTAAGTCTTTGTTTTGGTGTACTACATTGGAACCGTCCATTGCGGTGAATTTATCAAAATAAGAATCTTTAACGCCTTCATGCCATACTTTTTTAACCCATACTTTAGGTACTAAATTCGCTGGGATATTAACTTGGTTTCTTTGGTCTGCCATATTTTACCTCTTATAATTCGTCAAAATATTTGCGTACATCGTCCGGCAATGCATCAAGGTTGCCCGTTTGATACGCTTTCAAAATATCTTCTTCGCTTACCTTGTTAGGTGTAGGAACGCCACCGTTTAACGCGCCAGCCTTTGGCAACGTTGCGGCCACTTGTAACGGGTTATTCGTAACGTCGGTATTCGTTGCCCGTTCATTTTGCAGTTCATTCACAAACTTTCTAATTGTTTCAAAATCGGCATCGGTACCTTCTCCAATATCTACGCGGTAGAACGCATCATTTATTGGTTGTGCATCGCGCATTGTCATGCCGTTTAGCTTTTCTAATCCGCGTTGATATAGTTCCCCGAAATTTGGTAGCGATTTAATTTCATTTACGAAATTTATATTTGTTTGTCTTTGTTGGTGTACTGCTAACTGTTGATTAGTGATCGTGTATTCTGCGTTAGCTTCAAAACGAATGAAATCGTTGTATTTGTTTACATCTTCAAACATAAGACTTTCTAAATCTTCCGCCGTTAAATTAAAGCGTTTCAATGCTTCACGGCGTACAAAGTCCCGGATATCAGATACTTCATTATCTGGCAATGTAATTGGTCTTTGTTGCGCTTCAAATTGTCTTGCGCGTTCCTCGGCCGCTTTACGTCTTGCGCGTTCCTGTGCAAGTGCCGCTTTTAGATTATTATCGTTTGTATGGTTTTCTTCGTGTTCCGGTTCTTCTTCATTAGTGTTCGGCGCCGCTGCATCTACTTCCGCATCATTCGCATCACTTTCCGCCGCATCATCTGTAGAGGGTTCATCTGTTGCCGCTTCTGGTGTATCCGTTTCTTCGGTATGTTCATCAACGTTCACGCCCGCGTTTTCTAAATCTTCCGGAGTGAAACCAGCATCTTCGATATTAACTAAATCTTTTTCCATATCTAATACTCCTTAGCCTTTTAACGTCATTGCCGGACGAATAAAGAAATATGGCAGTTTAACGCCGTTGCCGGGCGATAATGTATAAGCAAGCCTTTTAACGCCGTTACTTAGGGCGAATAATATAAAAAACGCCCCATTACGGAGCGTTTATTATTGTGTTGATAGTTTAATTACATAGTGCCTAAATCGTTCATAGGCGGCATAATTTGTGGTGTATTTTGAATGTTTGGTTGTTTACCTTTCAAGGCTAACCGTTCCGCCATGATTTGCTGCGGTGAAATCTGTACGCCCAGCGTTTGTAAATACATACTCAATGCTTCCGCTGGCATATCATCAAGTGAACCACTTACGCGCAATTCTGGTAATGCTGGTTTTTCTGCCGCTTCTTGCATGCGTTTCTTAACTGTTTCCTTTTCCGGGAAGTCCATAAAATCAAGGATAATATCCATAGGAATATCAACGCCGGATTTCTTAGCTTCCAATAATTGATATAGGTTAGCACGTCTTGCCGTTGCGCTTGCTTGGCTGGTACTAATTACAATATCAAAATCAAAGGCGGATAGATCATACAAAACTTGCTTAATAGGATTACCTTCCGCATCGCGTTGCGGTTGCCCAAATGCATCGGTTAAAACTTGTTCTTGCATAGGTTGATTTAAACCCGGTGCAATCTGTACAAATTCCTTTTGCCCGTCGTCGCCCATAATGCGCATTGCTTTAGCTTCATTGTAGAATTGCGGAATTAAACCCGGTGCATTTTTCTCACCCCATAATAGTTTTACAATTTGGCGTTCTGCTTCTTTCGACTGCTCAAAGATGCCAGCCGTTTGTACAGTCGTTACAGATTGCCGCAAGTCGATTGCCTTGCCGCTCATACTGCCAACGCTACCGCTTAAACTTTCCGGAGTGATACCGCTGATAGAATAGAAATCATTGCTTGATTGTTGCTCAAGCGCCATATTAATATTGCTATCCATTGCCGGCGTGCCGTCTACGAATGATACGCCCGGCGGTAACCAGATATTCGCGCCCGGTTTAGTGCTATTATTTTTAATATCGCGCTTAGTCTGTTCGGTTAGTTGACCTTGCCAGAATTTAACGCCTAAAGATTGCTGATTAACAACATGCATGCGTTGGCTTCGGTTTTTGTTTAATTCCCTTTGTGCATCTTTAATATCACGCACTACGCCAGCTGGTTCTAGTTCATCATCTACCAATTCGCCGGTATAGTAACAATATTCACGCACTAACGGGAATTTACCATGCTTATAAGGACTTTCGCCCTCTTCCAATAGAACACTATCGGCGAATGTTGCATATCTGATTTTAGTATCTGGTATACTTGTAGGTTTCTTCCCTGTAGCCATTAATACAACAAATAACGGGTTAGCTTCATCAATTAAACCCTCTTTTGTCATGTATACGTTCTTCTTGCCGTATTCTTTGTACCAATACTGCACTACACGAATTTTATTGTAATTCGTGTTATACCATAACGCTTCACCGTCTACCGTTTCAATAACGCCGGCTTCCTGTTCGGTTTCATCATATCGGCTTTTTAATGCGTTGATTTCGTCAACCTTTTCCGGATAGATTTGCTTTAACTTGGCAGCACTTTCCCAGCTATAACGGCCAACATATTGCGCGTCGGATAAATCATCTTTCTTACATTCCGGATCTATGAAAGCATCAAACGGAGAAACACGTTCAATTTGAATGGTTCCGTCTAACTTCGTATAGTCAAATTCATAAGATACCCAGTAATTGGCTAAACCGCAAATAATCTTATCGCGGAAACATTTGCCCTTATTGCGTTGATAGTTCGCACGGTCTAAACAGTATTTTGTAATACCTTTCGCAACGCGGCTTATTCTATCATCTTCTTCGGAACGTGGTAAAAAGTCCGGTTCTGTTTCGTTCTGCGATGCATAACCGCATAACAGATTAATAACCGGCCTAATTCTATTAATTGTAATTGCTGGCCGTCCAGCTTCGCTCATATTCTTTAAATCGCTGTCTTGCCATTGCTTACCTTGCATAAATGCAAAATCTTCGGCAGCAGCCTTGCGCCATTCTGACGTGGCGACCAATGCATTTTTCACATTCTGTTTTGCTTCGTATATATCAAAGGTTGTTTGTTCTATATCCATTATTCCACCATTTCAGAACCATAAATCATATCGTACATCTGTTCTAATTGCCATTGCGGCATTGCCTTGGCGAATTCCGCTAGTTCTGCATCTGTATATTTCGCCGGAATAATAACGCCCTTTTCCTCACGTTCGCCGTATTCCGATTTAAGAACCTTAAAGGCGTAATCACGCAACGCCCTTTCACTCATACGCCCCATGCGCTTATATCTCCTTCGCTATCATCAACATATTTATAACCGTCATTAAATGGCTTTTCTGGTTTAACTGATTTAACCGGTCTAGCCATACACATATAACGCACCGCATCATACGCATGATCTTCTTGCTTTGTATCTACATCTTCGACTTTGATTTTATCGTAGGTTAAAGCTGGCAATGTGCGTATTAGATGTACGCAATTACTGAATATCTTCAACTTGCCTTCTTTTAATCGTTGATGTACTTGCATAAGTCCGGCCAATCTATCATTATCAGCACGCACCCAGTACACGCCCTCAGTTGCGAATATTTCCGCAATCGTTGGCCCGTCGTGGCCTGTTCGCTGCCATATTGCGGGGTCTGCTACTCCTTGATAGTCTTTTAAATGTTCTATCTTTTGTGCTACTTCCCTTGCCGTTTCCTGTGTACCTGTATCCGGCATACCCGGCTTGCACCCGTAATATTCACCAGTTATATATAGTACGTCGTCATAATCAACCGCTGCGGAATATACTGCATATGGTTTCGTATATCCCCAGTCCATTGACCTATATCGCTGCCAATGATGCGGTATTTCAAACGGTTCTATTACATGCTTATCGGTGCGGAATTCTGTAAATACTTGACCTTCGAATATATTCCAGTCGCCGTCTAAGTATGCTTTACGTAGTTTTTCCGGCAACGTGTTAAGTGCATCTATATAACTTTGTGATAGATGCGGGTTATCACTTGCCCTTGCTTGAATGTATGCAATCTTATCCGCGAACGGTTGCATTTCTTTTGTAAAGTTTCTATCAATGAATAAATCTTTTACCCACATATGACCCTTGCCACCCGGGTTAGTCGCTGCGATTAATTTCGTATCCGTGATACCAGTCCAACGTAAACGCATACGCAAAAAGTCGAATACATCGCGACTATTTAAAGTCAATTCATCAATAGCAATAGCAGCGAATTCGCTTGAAAGGTATTTGCTTGGCTTATCCAGATTTCTAAAACAGATAACGCCGCCGCCTAATTCATCATTTAATGTGAATTCATGGTTGCTTTCCTTATAGCTTCCTAACCATTCCGGAAACTCCATTTTGATTTTGGATATTTGACGATCATCTAAACTTGGATAATCTTCGCAAAATAATCCAACGCGTATGCCTTTTATTCCTGTTTTGATAAACCAATCAATTAAAAGCCATATCAAACCCCAGCGGAGTATATACGATTTACCACCACCAGCAGCACCGCCATATAGTGTATATGTGTTTTGCTTAACCGCCCTTAAAAATTCCTTTTGCTTAGGCGTTGGCCGTATCACATCGCGAAACAGATTTGTTTTACTCATCTGGATCACTCAATTCGTTATTATCAATAACCAACTTAACGGCGCTTTCGGTTGTGATTTCCTGTTGTATCTTATCGCGCCATTCTTTGGAACGTCGATTTTTAAGCCAGAAAATCATGGCCGTTGTATTTCCTTCAAGTGCTGCTTTATAGAGTGCATTTTCAACTTGTATATCTGCTTCGTCTTTCCCTATTTTTAGGGCGTTCGCTATTTTCGGTGATTTCTTGCGCCATTCCCAGAGGGTAGTTATGCCAATACTCATATTGCTGGCAATCTGTTCATTTGTTAAACCGTTACGCGCCCAACCTTGTAGCAGTAAAATCTTTTCTTCTGCTTCCCAGTCCTTATATGTAGTTTTCGCCATTGTTTCACCCCCTATCGTAGTATGTTGTTATCTTTGCTTTTCATTCTGCCATGTGATCGTTGGCATATTCCCGCGTGTTGCTTGCTGGCGTGTTGGCTAGTGCAATATGTTTGGCATAAGCCGTCATAGTATATTTCGTTGGCTATACATTTACCGCCTTTGTTATTAAGACATTTTGACTTTGTACATATGATATTCACTAGCTTTTCACCACCTTCACAAAACTTTTTTGAAAAATTTTTAATTTCCTTATTGACTACTTGCGAAAATGCAAGTATAATTAAGCCATAAGATACATCAGAAAACGCAAGTATTCAAAAAGGAGAATTTAAAATGCTAACACTTAAAGATGTAAACACTAACAAAACATGGAAATTTGAAAACAAAACAGATGCTTCTGATTTCATCAGTACAATGAGTTTCGGTTTTGAATGGCAATTAATCGACAATAACACAAACGAAGTTATTGCTTGCCACTACTATGAATAACAAAATAAAGGCCGCCTACACAGGGCGGCTTTTTTAATTACTCAAAACCGAACACGCCACAATGGATATGACATGGAAACAATCGGGTTATTTTGGTCTAAAACCTTTACATAAAAAATGCAGCATGTTCAGTTTTCAATAATCAAATGTTCCTTTTATGCAAAAAATGAGATATATCGCCGTGGATATACCTCATATTCTGATAACTTTATTCATTTTTGTTGTATACTCTAAACCAATACCGATATAAATCACATGAAATTAGGTTTATTATGCTTATTGTTGTTGTGCTTGGTAGTACATATTTATATTTGATAGGATTGTTCTCAATGGCATTGTGTATGTTTGAAAGGAATTCTTTTTATCGGTATCGGTTTACAATACACAATAGGGGAACGGCCCAAAGTTCCCCTGTGCATTGTGTTCATATAGGAGAATTACGCCAATGACCTTTTAAGCATCATTTGACAATATAATTATACTATATATGGTTTTTCCGTACTATTCCGATGTAGTTCGGTATAGTTCGACTTTTACCGTCTTAGCAGTATACATGCTAGGGTAATACGTTTCATGTAAAAATTTACCTACATTAATAAGGCCTAACCTTTTTAATTCGCTGGCTTGCGTTTTTCCTAAATTGGTGAAACTCTTTGCATATTTCGCACTTTCGCCGTCTATATACTCACGCATTAATAATATATTGATTTTCCCTGTGGTGCATTGGTTGATGATATCCGCCGCCGTTTCGCGTTCATCAATTAACGCACCTATTTCTTCTTTTACGGCATCGCGTTTACTTTCAAGGCGTACTATTTGCCGGTCTAACCCGCCCGGCGTTCCGCCACCGCTTAAACGTTCCTTGCTATAATCAACTGCCCCAATCGTTGTTATATCGGATTGCAAATGCTTTAGATCTTCCTTCAATGATTTAATTTTCATTGAGATTAATTTAATCGGTTCTAGGAATTCCTTGCCTATCTCTCTATATTCTTTATCCGTCATATTTCCCCCGTATGGTTCATTATCGTAAATTCTTAACCGTTTCCCCTAACATGTTTAAATAGTCCTGTAAATTAACTTTGATTGCATCGTTTACAAGCTGGATATTATCAGTTGTTACATAATGCACCAGTAGCATTTTATACATAGCATCTTTTGTCGGAACCAGTACCACGATCATACCACTAATTGCAAACGCTACAAACAATATTGCAATTTTTGATTTGTTCGCGCGTATACCTTCCCTCGCCTGTTCGTCAATGATATATAAGGCGCCAAACGCGCACACCGCAAACGCTGATGTGATAAAAACAAGATTATTAACTACGTCTATATTATGTAGTACCTCAATCAAGTACAGATACATCGGATCAATAATAGGCATTACACATTTCCCCTTTCGCCTATTTGTATCAAAGGGGCGTTTATATTACCCCTTATCCACTACATCGTAAATACTGATACTAACTTAATTAACGCTATCACTAACGAAAACATCAATGCAGCATCAAATAATAATTTAATCATGGTTATTTTCCTGTGCTACCAATACCACCAGTACCGCGCGCCGTTTCGGTTAATTGTGCAACCTCTAATAACTTTAATGCGCCAACTGGTACCATAATTCCCTGTACTAATCTATCGCCCTTTTGGATTAAATACGGCATATCGCTGGTATTGTGTAAGATAGCTTTAATTTCTCCCCTATAGTCCGCATCAATCACACCGAATGAATTCGGAATAATTAACGTCGTTTTGCTCATGCTAGATCGTGGCGCCAGCATTAACATATACCCCTTTGGAATTTCTACCGCTAAACCTAGACTTACATATTGCGTTTGATGCGGTTCTATAACTACGCTTTCCGGTTGATAAAAATCCATACCAGCAGCATCTACGCTGCCAACTTTTGGTAATAATACACCCGGCATGCATCGCTTAATTTTGATAACGTCCGCATTATAGCGTTTAAATCCAAATATACGTTTAATCCTGTTTAGTAATTCCATTTATTGCCCCTCACTTCAATAACGCTTCCAATACTTTATTTTTTCTATCCATAATTCGTATTTCTGCCCTTGGGTTTTCTTTATCAATACCAGCGATGCAGCTATCACCATATGAACATATCCATTTATCATCATCGATAACTTTGGCCTTTGTTAATATATCGCTAGTCGCCTGTATCAACCCGATTAAATCCGGCCAACTTCTTTTATTTGGCAAATAGTATTTACATTCAACAACCACAATGCCGGATATATGCAACTTCTTCCCAGCTAATTGCCACATACAAGCATCTTCATAATTCTTGTAGGCTTCCGACGGTATTATAATAGGCTTTCCGTTTCTGGATACAATGCGGCCGCTATTCTTTTTAGTTGCTGGCCGCCCTTTTAATGTAATATCAATTACGCTCATTTTCTGCTAACCTCACTTGACACGGGTTTACCTCTATAATTATTCCCAATAAGCCAGCACTCCAACTCGTTCTGCCACCGTCAAAATACCAAACTTTTTTACCGTCATATTTAGCAAAATACTGCTTAAATGTTCCGCATATGGTTTCTACAACAATCGGCGTATCAACTGGTACCTTTTCCCATTCCACGATACCCAGCAATGATGCAATAGAATATTTACGGATATTAGGATTTAACCCCAGCACCTTGCATGGAATTCTTGGGGTATGATCGCGTATCTTGAAATTCCCACCGTTTTCTATAAATGTAGGATTTACAAAGAACGCATAAACGCCTTCAATCTTAATATCGCGATAACCTTCGTTATACATTTCTTGTAATAACCATTTTTGCTCATTCTTCATCGTATAATTCCCCTTTTATAATAATCTCTTTCAGTTGCTGCCGTACGTTGTAAATGTACGCTTCAACCGTTCCATTGAATACTTCCATTACCATTTTGGAAAGCGCTTGCCGCAATCGTTTCGTTTTGCCGTCCTTATGGTATTTGTATTCAAGCGTAATTAAAAATCTATCTTGCGTTACCTTTGGTTTTAAAATCATGTTTTCAATAACCAGCGTTAATGCGCTGGCTAGTTGCTCACATGTAAAAACTCTACCGTTTCCCATATCTACCTTTACACTCATTTATTAATTCCCCTATCTTCATTTGCTACACTCATAATATGACGGCCTATTCCTTCTACAACGTTTACAGTAACCGCATTGCCAGCTTGCTTATATAATTGGCTATTACTATTTACCGCTGCCGCTTTCTCATATTGTGCATCGGAAAACCCTTGCAATCGCCAACACTCTTTAGGCGTTAATTTTCTGATAGAAATTTCTTGGCAGCCGTTTTTATTTTCTTTGTTTATTAGCACGCCGTGTCGGTCTTGATTTGTCAAT